AGGAGGATATTGTATGGATTAATGATAGCCGAACCTTCAACTACATTGCCGATCTCTTCGTGAACTTTGGAGGGATTACAAACATTCCGAAAGATAAGTTGGTGATTACGTGGAGCGGTGATAATCAGGAAACCATTCGGCGTATCTATAAAACTCTCGGTCTAGAATAATTGATTGATGTTCGATATCATCTGGATCTTCGGGGGTTTTCTTGTGGGCATGATCGTCACGACCATCTTTGTCCCGCCACGAACATCCAAGAAACTAGTTCCTGATATTCGGAACCCAGATATGATTCTGCGTAACCCCAAGGTTGAGAATGGCTGTTTCCGTGCCGCCGCGTATGAGGTCCAGTGCACGGACGGTATTGATTTTCTGAATCAGTAATGTAATGGAGATCAGCAAGGTCCTGAAAAAACCCGAAGCAAACTACTTCTTCTCGTTTGTAATTGGTCTGGGGATTGCAGTTCTTATGTTTCATCGGCCTCAGACCGAAATTGACGTGTGTGCCTTACCAGTTGATGAGGTGAAAAAGATGGTCACGCGAGTGGATGGAAAGTGTTATCGGTACAGGGTGGAGGATGCGTCGTGCCCTGACGCGAGACTTTCACTCTAGATACTATAAAGAAATGGACGCCACGCCGCTAGACCAGCTGATGCCTCCTGGAGGTTCCCAGCAGCCGGCGATGGCCCTTCCGTCGGCAACAACGTACCCGCAGATGGTCACACCCGGAACATCTGCGGCTATCTATACTCCTCCCCCTCCATCACAGACTGCCCCGATGCACCCCTATGCCGCCAAGACTGTTCTGAAGAACATTATGACGTATGTCTCAGTGTTTGGCGCAGTCTTCATTGTATCGCTCACCCAGGTTCAGTCTCTGGTTCTTCGGTACATCCCGAACACGTACGCCGGTTCAGGCGTTGTCTCCCTGACAGGCGCTGCCGTTCTTGGTGGTCTAGGTGTTGTTCTGGTCTATATTCTCCAGACGCTTCTACAGCCTTTGGTGTAGTAAAATCATATTCGCGAATCTCGCGATGCTATATAATGTCAGAGGAGGTTGAGGCGCTTATTGCCCCATACCGCACTCGAAGCCGGGGACCGGTATACGATCCAATCGCACGTGTATTTGATCGTATTCTTCTTGGTCCCGGCGGACATATGACTCCCCGTTTTATGAGGATATATTCGGTAACTCACATTGCGAACTGCGCCGACGAAACCGCGTGTCCATTGTGGGCAAAACGTCATCTGGGATCTCGGTACATATGTATGGGTGCCGACGATACGGAACAGACCGAAATTCTTCGTGACTTTTATCCCAAATTTGAAGCGTTTATGGATATGGCGTTGCGAGAGCCACACTGTCGAAACGTGTATGTTCACTGCCACGCGGGAATGAACCGGTCAGCAACTCTTGCGATCGCCTACGTTCATCGCAGGTTCGGAATCCCCATGATGAAACTGATTGAGGCTGTTGCTCGGCAGCGACCCTGTATTCTCACGAACACCGCCTTCCAGCGTCAACTGCTAGAATTTGCGTCTCATCCGAAAACATAAGAGGAGTCCCGGGAATGTGGGCAAATGTTCAGAGCTCCATTCTACAAGTCAATGATAATCCAGTTGGAGCCGTCAACGCCGGGATGGACTCCGTTTTAGGTCCATCCTTTGATTACCTCCAGACCATCCAGTCCCCTGCACAGAAGGGTGTATCGGATAACGGATCGTTTGACCAGGTGTCCACCAACATTGGAGCAGTATCCGGATATGTTAGAAATCTTATTGAAGGTCCGAAAGTTGGAAGCCAGTTTTTTCGGGATACGGGCGGGTACTGCAAGGCTCCGGGCGGAAGCGTTGTGAAGCGGTCAACCTATGTGAACAATTACCTGGGCGGAGACGATGCGGCAGGAATTCTGGGACCCAGTTTTCAGAGGGCAGTGCAAGGATCAGGACTGGACGGTATTGTTCCTGGAATTGGCGGAGACCTGGCGTCTATGAATCCCCTCAAGATCATGAATGGACTGGTAGCCGATGGTGTTCCTCCGTGTAAGGCGTTTACTTGTCCAGTGGTAGACACGAACGGAGGAATCAATACTTCGGACACCCAGTTCCTGACGCCACAGCTAGAACTGAACATGGGTCTTCCTGCGCCTGGATCGGGATGCCGGGTTGCGGACGATCAAGCTAAGTTTGAAAAACAGGCCGCAAAAGTTGTTGCAGACGAAGCTGCTGCACAGGCGAAACTTCGGGAAAGTACGACAAAGACCGAAAAGTTTGCAGATTACTATCCCGATAATTACGGAAGGATTATCGGTGTAACGACACAGGAGCCTGACGCTCTTTCGTATGCTCTGTGGGGAGTCGCCGTCGCGTGCGTTATTGCCTACTTCGTTGCGAAATGAATTGGTTAATAATGGCTTAGAGACGGTCATCCCAGAGTCATAATAGAACTAGATGTCTTCGGACGTGTTTAAGGTGAAGAAGTCAAGGGAGGGGGGAGGAGGAAAGAACCGCGAACAAATTGGAACCCTAGATTCCCTTCATGAGCGGCATATTGAAGATCTGCATACCCGCACATCCTCCGAGGCAATTGCGTCACTTGATGAAAAAATTAACCAGATCAAGCTTGATTTGTCGGGAGGATTTGATCCGTTTGAGTTTGCGGATGTCATGCGAACGACTCGTCTCCAAAAAGAGCTGGATACTCTGGAAGATGAGAGATCCCGTGCAGCTGAGAAGTACGACATTCAAAAATATTACCTGGATAGCGGCGATATCATGCTGGATTACTATGCTCCTCCTCAAAAAAAGACGGTGTCCAAGATTGATATGGGAGCAACGGCCCAGGGAACATTTGATAAGCTTTTTTCGGTAACCGAGACAGCAGTAGGACCGTCCAAGAAGAAGATGTTTGATGAGTACATGTCTCGTCGTGGTTTATCAAATGGTCTCAATATTGCTGAGAATGCCGACAACATCAAGAAGATGTCAGAGCACTGTGCCCCCTGCAATATTCCACGTGAAGAAATTACGTCCGAAGGTATTCTGGTATGTCCGAAGTGCGGCTCTGAAGAGTATGCTCTCGTTGTCTCCGACTTCCCCAGTTTCCGTGATCCTCCTAAGGAGCGAAATAATTATGCATACAAGAAACAGAATCACCTTAACGAGATTCTGAACCAGTTCCAGGCGAAGGAGAGCACGGAGATCCCTGATGATGTGATGAACGAAGTCATCTGCGAAATCAAGAAGCGACGTATTGAGAATATTGCTCTCCTCACCGAACAGAATATTCGCGAAATCTTGAAGAAGCTGGGACGGAATCGGTACTACGAGCACGCCGCCCATATTTTGTCTCGCCTGAACGGTAATCCTCCGCCAACAATTACCCCCGAGATTGAGGACAAGATCCGGGCGATGTTCCAGGAAGTTCAGGCTCCCTACCTTCTCTACTGCCCCGACGAGCGCCGAAACTTTCTGTCGTATTCGTACATCATTTATAAATTCCTGGAGCTGCTGGAGCTGGACGAGTACAAGGTCCACTTCCCGCTTCTCAAGTCCCGCGATCGGCTGATTCAGCACGATGCGATCTGGAAGAAGATTTGTGAATATTTACACTGGGAATTCATTCAGAGCATTTAGATGAGACTCCTTTGAATACCATCCGTTTGCGCCACTGTGAATGTCCATGATGGACTTGAACGCATACTCATACTTCTTTCCTACCTCGAACATGTCGTACAACTTGACGGCGCGTTCGTGGATATACTGGCGATCAAACTTTCCATCTATGGCCAGTTGTACTCCCAGAACATAGTCTTGGAGCGTATGACACCGTACCCCGGTCTTAAGATTCTCCACCGTCTCTGTCTGAGCACCATAGTCCTGTGTCATAACCGGAGTTCCACACAGCTGCGCTTCTACCGCAACACCGCAAAAAGGTTCAATGAACATCGTGGGAGCCAGAAGAGCCGTTAAAGACCCCAGATACTCTCCTAGCTCCTTTCCCGAGATCGGAGGCTTGTAGACAATATTGGGATGTTTCAGGAACAGTTCGGGGTTTCCCTGTCCACATAGAATGAACTGAACATGGGGCATGCGCGAAGCAATTTCTACAATAATGTGACATCCCTTTCCATCGTAGATCCGACCAAAGAATCCGACGGTGTTCAGCTTGGGGGTCAGAGACAGAGGCCAATGACGAGCATCAAAGTAGTTCGGGACTACGAACCAGTAGTTCTGTCCCCACTTCCCGGACTTTGCGAGTTCATGATGCAGCCACGCATAACTCTCAAAAATACGGTAATTGCGAGTGGAATCGTT